TCAGTATTGTTTTCAAGTGATGCAACAGTATCTTCACATTCAGACCTTACTACAGTCAGAAGAGAACATGGACTACATTCTTATTCTGGCGGTACTGCATTTTCTGCGGGTGGAATGCAAACGCCTAGCACCGCAATCAGTGATGTCGAGGGAACTTCTTTTGCTAATGATACTTCTGGAGTTGCCTCCGCTAGTAGTATCGGCGCTAGAGCATTGGCAGGATCAACACAGGTATAACTTGCTTCTCTTTAAAATTTAATATATAATATTGTTATTTAATTATTAATTTATTATGAAACAATTACATTTTTGTGGTGGACTTCCGCGTTCCGGATCAACAGTATTGATGAATATACTTCAGCAAAATCCCGAAGTATTTACCACAACAACAGATCCATTACCGACAAATCTGCATCGTTATATGCTGCAGAAATTTCGTGTCACCGAAACATTCCAAGCAATGGACGCTGATCGTGCAGACCGTGCGCTTTACGGTATGGCAATGGGAGCGATCAACGGTTGGTATAGCGGAATAACCGACAAACCTATTGTTATCTCTAAGACTCGGTTTTGGAATCGAATCCGTCATCTATTGCCAGAATCAAAAGTGATATTAATGATTCGTGATTTAAGAGATGTTGTTGAAAGTTTCAATAAAGTAAATTTAAAACTCAAAGCACTTCATACCTATAGTAGTGAAGGTAATTCTCTTTACGCTGCAATGACTGAGATGCAAAAATTCGATTATCATTTTAACAGCGACAATTCATTATCGGGATCTTTAAAGGAAGAGATATCTGTAGCGATGGAGTTATGGATGTATGAAGATAAAAAAGACACAATTAAATTTGTTCGATATGAAGACTTTCTTAAAAATCCGATAGATACTATTAACTCGATTTATGCGTTTTTAAATTTAAATTACTATGAACACGATTTAAATAATATTTCACAATCAGAAATGTTTGAACATGATAATGCTTATTTTATGGAAAGAACTGATCATAGAACAAAACCCTCTTTTATTCAATGGCAACCGCCGAAAAGGCGATTAAGTGATCGTATACATAACCGTATACTTGAAAAATATAATTGGTTTTATAATGCATTTTATCCAGAGGAACTATAATGAAATCTCAGACACAAAATTTGGTAACTGCTGCAGACGTATTTGAACATAACAGATACGTTTATTTAAATGATACTATCTCTCGGTCTGATTGTGAACAGTTGACGCAATATATGTTTAATCTTTATAAAGAAGGTAAGACTGAAAAAGACGAACAATGTCCGCTATCCGATTCAATCTACGGCGATGAGATATTTGATAATATCGCTCAAGAGTTAGCAGGTCCACTTTCAAAACAACTTGGAGTAGAGATTCTTCCTACTTATACCTATGCCCGAATTTATAGAAAGGGGGAGATATTAGTTCGACATAGAGATCGCCCCTCCTGCGAAATCTCCGGCACTCTAACTCTTGGTTTTGATGATGGATCAGGTATCTGGCCAATATTCTTCGCTAAAGATGAAGATGATATAGTTGGTTCTGCTAGTGAAATAAATATCGGCGATTTAGTAATGTATCGTGGTTGTGAACTACCACACTGGAGACCAAAATACAAAGGGGAATGGCAGGTTCAGGTTTTCTTTCATTTTGTTGACGCAAATGGTCCATACAAAGATTCTGTCCTAGACGGAAGAAAAGAGATGGGTAAAAAGAAAACGCCTGATAATATGCGTATTGAAAAGGCGAGCACCACCAATAGAAATATAAAAGAAGACATTAAATTCTACCAACTGCCCCAATCACAATTTATTACTAATGGTGTTATGATTCGCACTAGCGACGATGAGTTTCCTGGAGCATCATTCTTCACAAAAAACGGCACGCATCCAGAACATTGTTTCACAGATGATGAATGTCGAAAAATTATTTCAATAGCAGATCAAAAGTATGGCGTTCGAGCAACTGTTGGTGGTGATGACAATCAGAAATACAATAAAGATATTCGGCAAGTTGAAACATACCATATAGATTATACTGAAGATAATGCTTGGATCTTCCATAAAATAGCAGCTGCCGTCGGAACTGTTAATGCAGAATATTATCGATGGAATTTGCTCGGTATTACACACTCGTTGCAACTATTACACTATAAAGCAGAGGAAGAGTCTCATTATTCTTGGCATATCGACGCTGGTCCAACTGGTAGTGCAACAAGAAAACTATCTCTTTCTATTCCTCTTAATGATAACTATGAAGGCGGCGACCTATTAATCAACAGTAATGGTGTTATTCTAAAAGCACCAAAGGAACTCGGATCGATTGGATTCTTTCCTAGTTTTAGTTTACATACCGTTGAGAAAGTAACAAAGGGCGAACGCTGGGTTATTGTTGTTTGGGTTCATGGACCTGATCGTTTTAAGTAGCAAATCCTTATAAATAAACATGAGTTTATACGGATTTCGCTAAAATGCCTGCAGTTACCAGTAGAGATACATTAATTGATTATTGTCTGAGGAAACTCGGCGATCCTGTTTTAGAGATAAATGTTGATCAAGATCAGATTGAAGATAAAGTTGATGATGCATTACAAATGTATCAAGAATACCACAGCGACGCTACAATCCGAACCTATTTAAAACATCTCGTTACCGGAGACGATGTCACCAACAAATATATTCCTATTCCTTCAGACGTTATTTACGTATCGAAATTATTTCCTGTAACGTCCACGTTTGGTTCAAGTGGGAATTTGTTTGATGTTCGATATCAGATGATGCTCAACAATATGGGTGATTTTATCAGTTTCGCTGGTGATCTTTCTTATCTTTATCAGATGGAACAATACTTGAGTATGGTCGATCAAACGCTGCACGGTCATCCCATAACTACATTCTCTAGAAGACAAAACAGGTTGTACTTGTATGGTGATTTTGAAGATGAAGACGTTAAAGCGGGAGACTATCTTATAGCAGAAATTTATCAAATAGTTGATCCCGAAACTCACACTAGTGTTTACAATGACATGTTTTTAAAGAATTATACTACTGCGCTAATCAAACAGCAGTGGGGTTTGAATATGTCTAAGTTCGAAGGTATGCAATTACCTGGAGGAGTAATAGTAAGCGGAAGACAAATGTACGATGACGCGACTCAAGAGTTAGAAAAACTTGAAGAAAAATTACGTCTCGAACAAGAATTACCTACTGACTTTTTCATGGGTTAAACATGGCAACGAATCAATATTTTTCACGCGGAAGAAGATCCGAACAAAGACTTTATGAAGATCTAGTAATAGAATCTCTTCAAATGTTTGGGCAAGACGTATATTATGTCCCAAGAGAAATAGTAAGAAGAGATACTATTTTTAACGAAGCAACGCTTTCACGTTTCGTTAATGCATATAAAATAGAAATGTATTTAGAAAATACCGACGGATTTGCCGGCGAAGGAGATTTGTTTACTAAATTTGGTATACAAATAAGAGATCAGGCAAATTTTGTTGTCGCAAGAAAACGATTTAATCATGAAATCGGTAGTCTTGAAAATGGTGGTGACCCCAACGCGTTTTATCGTCCGAGAGAAGGTGACGTAATCCATCTTCCCTTATCTGGTTCGACATTCCAGATAATGCAAGTTGAAGACGAAACTCCATTTTATCAGTTAAGAAATTTACCCACATTTAGATTATCATGTGAGTTGTTTGAATACTCTGATGAAAACTTTGATACTGATGTTACTGATATTGATAGAATTGAAACTTATGCTGCTTATCAATATGTGCTTACTATACGTACACCAGAACAAGCAACTGCAACTGCAACAGCGAGTATAACATAATGGCGGGTATATCATCAATATCAATGTCTTTTACTGGCGCAAACTATCTCTCTGTGCCAACAGTTACTGTTTCTGATCCTGATTTATCTGCTTCCACTGCAACTGGTTCTGTTACGTTAAATGACAGCAACATTATCTCAGGCATCACCATTAGTGATGGTGGTGCGTTTTATACTTCTGCTCCAGAAGTTACTGTATCGTTTACAGATTCGAACGGCCAAGAAGGTGGGATTATAGTAGGATCTAGCATAAACATTGATGGAACTGTTACTAGTGTTGATATTCCAGTATACAATGTCCCTATTGTCTCTTCTTCTGTAGTTTTTGATAGTGCTACTGGCACCGATTCTGATTTTCGAGCAACTCTTACTGCTGTATTCGATAGCGATACTAGTACAATTACAAATCTGATTATTACTGATTCTGGTGGCGGATACACTAGTGATCCTACTATAACAATTGCTGCTCCTTATACAAACCTCAATTATGAAGTGGGCGATTTAGCGCAGCAATTTAATCCTACTTTTAATATGGTTGGAGAAATTCAAGGGTATAACGATTCTAGCAGAGAACTCACTGTTATTAGAGTCGGTGCTTCTGATGGTAAGTTTCACGAATGGAACACAACAAACCCCATAGTTGGTCTTAATACTGGAGCATCAGGTTCTGTTTTATCAGTTAGAGAGGTGCAAACAGAACCAGATGCGGGTGGTGGCACTTCAGGAAACGTTACAGATTTTGATGTTTCTGCTCTCGAATTTATTGACTTCAGTGAAACTAACCCGTTCGGAGATCCATAATGTTAACTGGACATTTTTATCATGAACGTGTAAGAAAATCCGTAGCGGTTTTTGGTTCGCTGTTTAATGACATTTACATTTTCCGTAAAACTGCTTCAAATGTGGGACAGGGGCAGATGAAAGTTCCTTTGAGTTACGGACCTCGAAACAATTTCTTAACGCGAATAGCAGAGATGGGAAATGGTGAAGACGCAGAGCGCCAATTGGCAATAAGATTGCCCCGTATGTCTTTCGAAATGTTATCGATGAGTTATGATTCATTGCGAAAACTGCCAACAAATAATGCTATTACACAACCCTTGGTAGGTGAGACTGGTCAGACATCTAGAACTAAAATGTATACCAGCGTTCCTTATAATCTTCAATTTCAATTGAACATATACGGCAAAACTCAAGATGATGTTCTTCAAATAACAGAACAAATACTTCCATACTTTAACCCGCAGTATACGGTTAGAGTTAAACCAATTAATGATTTGCCGAATATTATCGACGATGTTCCAATTATTTTGCAGGGTGTTACGTTTTCAGACGACTACGAAGGAGCAATTGATCAAAGAAGAACTATAATGTATACGTTAGACTTTGAAGTAAAAGTTAATTTCTATGGTCCGATTGCACCTAAATCTATTATCAATGAAGTACAAACTACACTGTTTGAGATGGATGCTGGTATTGAAGATAGTGATCAACAATTAGAATTACTCACGACACTGCCGGCACCATCAGGAGTTGGACCGGACAGTGATTATACACTTGTTACCACTATAACATGAGGCAAATATGGAAGATAATAAGAATATAAAAAGCGACTACGATTATTCAAGAGAAACATATTATAACCTTTTAGAGAAAGGTGGTGAATCTTTAGACCTAATGATCGAAGTAGCAAGAGAAAGCGAGCATCCAAGAGCGTTTGAAGTTCTTTCAAATATGATGAAAAACTTGGCAGAAATAAACGACAAATTAATGGATCTAAATAAGAAGAATAAAGATATTAGCAAAGAAACTGTTGCGACAAAACAGATAACAAACAATAATGTGTTTATGGGGAGCACGACTGACCTGCAAAGATTTTTACAGAATGAACAAAAGGTGATTGATGTTACTCCAGAATCAAATGAATAATGAGACATATCTCGGCAACATTAATGTAAAGAGAGACGGTGTTGTACAAGAATGGTCGAAGAAGGAGATACGTGAATATAAAAAGTGTATGGACGATCCCGCATACTTTGCTCAGAATTATGTCAAAATCATTTCGCTCGATAGCGGACTTGTTCCTTTTTCTCTTTATCCCTATCAAAGAAAAATGTTCAGTCATTTTAACGATAACCGTTTTAGCATTGTACTTGCTTGTAGACAGTCTGGGATCGTCAGTCGCCTATCTTCTTTGGTATGCGATCTTCCACCCAGAAAAAACAATCGCAGTCCTCGCCAACAAAGGTGCCACTTCTAGAGAAATGCTTGGGCGCGTTACGCTTATGTTGGAAAACCTTCCTTTCTTTTTGCAACCAGGGTGTAAGACTCTTAATAAAGGTTCAATTGAGTTTTCTAATAATTCTAGGATTGTTGCTGCTGCCACTAGCGGGAGCAGCATTCGCGGTATGTCTGTTAATCTGCTCTATCTCGATGAATTTGCTTTTGTTGAGCGAGCATCTGAATTCTATACTTCCACCTATCCTGTCGTCTCCGCAGGAAAAGACACAAAAGTCATCATCACCTCAACCGCAAATGGAATTGGTAACGTCTTCCACAAAATATGGGAAGGTGCTGAGCAGAAAGTCAATGAGTACAGAAGTTTCCGCGTAGACTGGTGGGATGTGCCTGGAAGAGATGAAGAATGGAAAAATCAAACCATTTCAAATACTAGTTCTTTACAGTTCGACCAAGAATTTGGAAATACTTTCTTTGGAACTGGAGATACCCTAATAAACGCAGAGACGCTTTTGTCATTGCGAGCAAAAACGCCCCTGCGGGTCTTAGAGGGCGGTCTTTTTTTAGTTTATAAAGAACCTTGCGCAAAGCACGAGTACATCATGACCGTTGATGTATCGAGAGGAAGAGGTCAGGATTACTCTACGTTTAATATAATCGACATTACGACACGCCCTTTTGAGCAAGTGGCTGTGTATCGGAATAACTCTATCTCTCCAATACTCTTCCCTAATATTATCTATAAGTATGCGACTGTGTATAACAACGCATATGTTGTAATCGAATCAAACGATCAAGGTGGAGTGGTTTGTAACGGTTTGTATTATGACTTAGAATATGAAAACATGCACGTTTCTTCTTCTATTAAAGCAAATTCAATGGGGGTTGAGATTACAAGGAAGTCAAAACGTCTCGGGTGTTCTGGCATTAAAGATATATTAGAAAATAATAAATTAGAAATATCCGATGAAAACACTATATTAGAAATCTCTACATTTGTGGCAAGGGGTCAATCTTACGAAGCGAGTGAAGGAAACCATGACGATTTAATGATGAATCTAGTTATGTTCGGATATTTCGCGACCACTCAATTTTTTAGCGATATGACTGATATCAATTTAAAAGAAATGATGTTTAAAAACCAAATGCAAGAAATTGAAGACGATATTGTTCCTTTTGGGTTTATTGATGATGGGTCTGAGGCAATTAGATTAATTGAACAAGAAGAAAGTTATAAGTCAAAAGATTGGTTGATTCCGTCTGAAGAGTGGTGAATTTATAAATAAATGCATTGAGAATTTACCTTGTAATGTTACCTTATCATTGGCTATTAGCAAAGAAGGACACGAATTATGGCACTTTTTTCCCAATCCGCGTCTCCTGGCATCACTATTAAGGAAGTCGACTTAACGGGAGTAGTCCCTTCGGTCACGACTAGCACTGGTGCCTTTGTAGGAGACTTTACTTGGGGACCATCAGGATCACCGATCTTGATTGACAATGAAGCTACTTTAGTATCTTCGTTTGGTTCTCCAACAACAAGCAACAACGTTGACTTTTTGTCAGCGTCCGCATTCCTTAAATACTCAAACAGTCTTTATGTCGTAAGAGAGGCAACTAGTGCAGCAAAAAATGCATATTTCGCCACTGGCATATCTGTTACTGATCCGTACATTAAAGAGAGTACTGATTTTGATAATCAGACTTCTGCTTTAGACTCTGACGGGCATACTTTTATTGCTCGATATCATGGTACGGCAGGTAACAGTATTAAAGTTTCTGTTTGTCCTGTTGAAGACGGCGATGCTGCTTTTTCTTCTTGGACTTATCGAACCGAGTTCGATGCTGCTCCAGGGACTAGCGCACACGCTTCTGCAGCTGGTGGTTCTAACGATGAGATTCACGTTGTAGTCGTCGACGAAGACGGTGATCTTACTGGAACTGCAGGAACTGTGTTAGAAAGATATCCTTATCTATCTCTCGCAACAGATGGTAAAACCGCAAACGGTACAAACAATCATTGGTCGGCAGTAATTAATTCTCGATCAAATTATGTTTGGGCAATTAGCGCGAACAAAGCAAATGACATTGGTGACCAGACGTTTGTAGAAAATTCTACTGCTGCTGGTACTGGCGGTGGCAGAAACTTTGTGCTTGCTGACCCTGTTACGAAAGACTTTAGTTTAGTAAATGGAGCAAATTCTGCAGCATTAACTAGTGCTGAATATCTAACTGGTTTCGACGAGTTTGAAAGCACTGATGATATTCAAGTGGATTTCTTAATCGCTCCAGGAATGTCGGATTCTGCCTCACAAGCAACCGTTGTTAATGATCTAGTTACAACAGCATCTTCTCTTAGAAAAGATTGCGTTGTAGTTACTTCCCCACACCGTTCTGCGGTTGTTGGTGTAAGTAGTTCTGCTACTATAGTTACGAACACAACTAGTTTCTCGAACAAATTAACAGCATCATCTTATCTGATTGTGGATAACAACTACTTGAAAGTATACGATAAGTATAACGACAAGTATATCTTTATTCCTGCTGCTGCAAGTACTGCAGGTATTATGGCGGGTACAGATACTGTTGCTGCTCCATGGTTCTCACCAGCGGGTAATCGTAGGGGTCAATATTTCGGTGTAGCTTCTCTTGCTTATTCAGCCAATAAATCTCAAAGAGATACGCTGTATAAAGCGGGGGTAAACCCAATAGTTAATCTCCCAGGACAAGGAGTAATTCTCTTCGGCGACAAAACCAAAGAGTCAAGACCTTCAGCGTTCGATAGGATTAACGTGCGTCGCTTATTCTTGGCAGTTGAGAGAGCAATCTCTGCGGCATCAAGAAATGTGATGTTTGAATTCAATGACGAGTTCACAAGAGCGGAGTTTGTCAATATTGTTGAACCTTTCTTGAGAGAGATTAAAGGGCGACGCGGTATTACAGACTTCAGAGTAGTATGTGACGAAACCAATAACACAGCAGCGGTCATTGATCGAAATGAGTTTATTGCTAGTGTCTTCATCAAACCAG